AAGGTCGCTTATAGCGCCCACCACATCATCACTACCCGAGCAATAACACAGCATCACATGACGCATTTATCAACGCTCATTTTCTTCACGTTCTTCCCACTTGTCGGAGCAGAACCAGAAGTTCGGTTTGCGAAGTGTCGATGGGCCTGCTGGCACTCTGTGCTTGAGCAGGCATCCATTGATCCCTTCAATATCGACTATGAGAAGCTCTATCAGTGCGGAGATGATGTCGGTACGGTACGCCAGTATTACGACGAGTATTACACAGTGCACGCGTTTCTCACCAAATATGACGCAGCCGACATGATCCATACTGAGTGCAACTCGGACTTTATGGATGGCTACAAACCAGTGCATCTGTATACTAAACCTCCCCCATTCTCCTTGTACAACACCATTGTTCGACTTTGGACAGAGCTCATTCGCACGCTTAAGACCTATTTCTTAGCTGCAAATGCGTTCATGAACTCTGTCGTTAGTGATTGTTGGCGCGCAGTGCGTTACAACTTTGTCGTTGTCGGCATTATTGATGCGAGCTGCGCCGTCTGGGAGATGCGAACTTGGCTTATATTTGTCTCTGTGGCCTATATGGTTATCTCGAGACTTGCAGCCGCTTGGAGGCGTCGTGTTGCTAAACCAGATCCTGTTGGTGTTTTGTTCAATCGCGCTGGTAAACTTATGTATCGCGCATCCAAGGAACAGCCAGCTGTTGAGGTCAGGATTAGTAAGCTTACTAACACCACTGGTGGCGCTACTCAAGTAGAGTATACTCCTGTATACCCTAATCGCAACACAGGCACAGAATGCGCCCAACCGGGCAGCGTTCCTCGCGTTGCTTCTCTCATCCATGAAGGCTCTATTCAATGGGTCATTGCTAACCCTGCTGAGGTTCGCCGGGGTGATTTTTCGTCATCCCGCGTTGTTACCAGCGGTGTTCGTTTGCGGGTCGAGGGGGGTGTTGTTGCTCTCTTCAACTTTCATGTTTTCACTGCGCTTCCAGACGATTGGGACGCAGATCACCATGTTGACACATATCATTTGTGCGTACCATCCAAGGGTGGAGTGATCTATGTTCCTTTCAGAGTCTTGCTTAACAAGTGCAATCTCCGTGACTGCTGTGCCTTTGGCACTAAGACTTTTGTCAAATGGACTCTATCAGACATGTTTGCCATCCGGTTTAACAACTGGGCTCAAGTGCCCGGTCGTGCTCCCAAGCTCGAGGGCCGCCAGAAACCGCCGACTAACGGACATGTCCAGATATTCCGCAATCACGAGATATATCATGCTAGTGGTAAGATCTATTTCGACACAAAGTGGCACGCTTGCTCCGGCGTAGCATGCCACACTATGCACACCGAACAGGGGGATTCCGGTTCCGGCATCTTCAATGATAAAGGTAAACTTGTTGGTTTCCATATTGGTTGTGTGTATGGAAGAAATGTCATGATCACCGCCATCGGTATGAGTAGACGCTTGCGTGAGCTTGATTTAGCACCAGCTATAGACTCCAAGCGAATTTTGCGCAGTGTTCTAGGTGATTACTTCAGTACCACTGAGGCCAACACTCCGGGATCATATCCATCCGAAGACAATGATGTCGACGACGATTGGAGATCTCTGCATTCTGAATGGTTCAGTGAGGAATATGACGAAGAATTCGATGGAGTTCTCGAAGTTGATATCACCGAAGAAGAGCTCATTGCTGATCCCTCCAAGGCCGCACACCGAAGTCGTGTATCGGACGTTCAGGACACTATTCCTCACTACGATCACGATGGCAATGTTGCCTATACCAAAGCCGACAAGGATGCGCAATTGCGCGAGTATGACAGAAGGTTCAGGGATCAGTATCTTGATACTGGATTTGGAGACACTAAGCTTGCTTATGAGCGAGCTGTCCGACATGAACTTTCTGCTGCCCAAGTTGCTCCTACACCGCAGGCAGTTTCTTATTCCCTTCGTGGTCCAGCATGGGCTGATATGGGTGACGATGATCTTTCCGATTTGTGGC